CTTTTCCATGACCATCTGCGGGCTATCGGCTTCTTCACCCGGCTTTTGAACGTAGGACGGGGCCTTGAGCTTGCCCAACAGCACCTGCATGACTTTTTTATTCGGATTCATGAGCATCATAGGCCCCGTCCTTTGTTCTAGCTTAAGCGATTAAACCGAGCTGGCCTTCAGCTCGAGCTTGAGGCTGACGACCGATCCGTCGTTCAGTTCAACGGCAGCACCGGCGGCATCCGTAAACAGCACCTGAACGGTCGGGGTGGCTCCTGAAACGGCCACCGAACGCACGATCATCCCACGGCTAGCCGGAGTGCCCGACGCCAGTCGCACGGTCGGGATCACAGCCAGGGCGTCGATGTAAGCGTCCTGCAGAGTGATCGTGTACAGACCGGACGAGTTACGAGCAACCGACGCGATGCCCTTCGAGAGACCAGCGTTCAGGGTCGGAGCGCCCGTAGCGCCAACCGCGAACACGGCATAGAGATCCACCACGCGCTTTTCCAGGCCGAGACGAAACTGAGTATACAGACGATTCATTGTATTTCCCCTTTAGGTACGGGTGATTTCGACTTGCACGGTAGCCCCCTACCGCGAAGAAGGGGGGCCGCCCTTGAGCCGCAGCGCGACCCGAGAGCAGCCCCCATCAGACTAATTAAGCAGTGACTTGGATGTTGATGTTGAAGCCAGGCGCGCGGCAGCCCATGTTGGCGTAGTAGCCGTAGCGCACTTCCACGCCGTCCGCCGTCGCTTGACGCAGCATCTGCAGGCCATCGGTGTCGATGACGCGCACAGCCTTGCCGAGCGAGTAGTGCTTCCACACGTCGAGCTGCAGGCCGAACACGCGGTCAGCCGGGCAGTTCTGGTCCGGAACCACTTTGATCACGCCGCGAGGGCCGTTGATCTGGATGCCACGGAACGCCACTTGAGCCGTAGCTTCGAGGTTCACGTACTGAACCTTGGAGCCGAGCGACTTCTCGAGTTCCGCGAACTTCGCGTAGCTCATGAAGTAATGGTCGAGCTTGCCGCCTTCACGGGCCACTTGCGCAGCGCCGTCGATCAGAGCTTCCTCGATCGGGAGACCGACGCCGTTGAGACGCTGGCCGCCGAGACGGGTCGCATCAACCGAGCGATCAACCCCGAAGAACATCGAGCTGGTCGGAGCCGAGGAAGGGATCCACGCCTCAAGGCCAGCCAGTTTCGTCAGCGTCGCACCCGAGTGGTCGCCACGAACGAACAGGAAGTCGCCCGCCGCAATGGTGGGGATGCCGTTCGTCGCGTCGTTCACGTTGAAGCCGAAGGTCAGCTGCGCGGTTTGAGCCGAGCGGTCAACCTTGGTGATGATCAGGCCGCTGCCCGACGAGCCGTAAGCCTTCGAGGCGCCGGTCACGCCGGTCGCAACATCAAGCTCCATGCCCACTTCAAAGTTAACGACGTCGTCCGGGTTCGACAGGCTGAGCGTCGTGCCAGCAACCGACGAGCCAGCCAGGATCTGGCCAATCTCACCGTAACCAGCGCGGTACTGAGCAATGGCCAGCGAACGGGTCAGCGAGTTGATCGCGCCGTCGATTTCAACGGTCGCGGCCTCGAGGAACGCGTTGGCCGAGCCCTTCGAGGCTTCCATCGTCTCGTTGTCGATGGTCGCGATCGAGTAGTCCTTCACCCGGGTCAGAATGAAGTCCTCAAGGCGCGAGTTCGTCACGGCGCCGCGAGCTTGGGCTCGAGCGAACGTGGCCGAACGGCCTTGCGGGTTGCCGAAGATGAGCGGAATGGGCAGGTTACGGCCGCCGAAGCCTTCCATCTTGGGAATGAGCGCAAGGAACGGATTGTCCTTGTACACCATGTCCAGAACAGCATCGTCCGTGTAGTGCTGCTTAAGCGCAGCATCAAAAGCAGTCAAATCGAGAGACATGATCTAGTCCTTTGTTACCGGGGCGTCGATTGCCCCTGTTGTTTCGCCCGGACCAGTTGCTCGTAAAGTGCCGCCGCTTGTGCGAGCGACTCCTCACGAGTCTTGGGCCGGGGCTTTGAATCCGGTTGTGCCGGAATCGCAGCGGTCCGATTCGTTAGGGTAACGTCCTGCGAGGTAAACTTCGCTTTCGCAGGCGCAAAGGGACTAGCTTCTGGTGCGCTCGACTGTGTCTGTGAACCCGTCGCGGCGTCGAGTGCGCTCCCCGCGTCGGCAATCCCGAGCAGCGCCTTCAGCTTCTTAGAAGCCTTCAGCGTCTCGAGACTCTTACTCAGCTCTGCCTCGATCATTTCGGCGACCCGAGGAATCAGGGCCTCAGCTTGCGCCCTGGTCTGATAACTCTCGGGATCGTTCGACACGATCTCAAAGCAGGCTTCATAAATAGCATCGTATGCATTATGCAGTTCGATCAACTCAAATTTTTCGCCGCCTTCTTTGATCTGCTTTTCGATCGTCTGCTTAAACGCAGTGACCTCAGCCTCGGCGGCTTTGAGTTGCGCGTCACGCTGCGCTTTTTCAAGCGCTTCCTGCTTCTCGCGTTCGTATGCAGCCAGACGTTCTTCAAGGCTTTTGACCTTGTCGTCCATGCTGGGCGGCTCGCCCTGCTTAATCGCAGCGTCGAGCACATCATTGATGCTCAATCCCGCACGTTCGAGCAGCTTAAGCGCATCTTTCTGCGTCAAAGCCTCCTCAAGCGGCGTGTACTTCTCGAGCAGCTCCTTAGCCTTGCGCTCCGCTTCAAGGATTTTCTTTTCCTTGCGCGTCAAAGCGGCAAACCGAGCAGACAGGTCGTCCTCGGGCTTGGCTTTCGGTGCCTCGGGTTTGGTCTCAGGCGCGGTAGCTACCCCATCCGTGGGATTGACCAGGGAGACCATCCCGGCGCTACCGGCCTGAGCTTCGGGCTGCGAGCTGGCAGGGGTGGCCGCTTCAGCAGTCGATCCTTGTGCGATTTGGCTTTCCAACATTAGACCTTTTCCTCTGCAATCACTTCGATTTCGGTGCGCCGGCCCTCGGGATCAACCTTTACGGTCTTGCCCGTCCGCTCGATATCGCGCCGGTTGCTCTCAGGGATCTTCAGCATCTCGGCCGCGTGCTTCAGGTCACGCCCGACGATCTTGCTGATCTTCATGAAGCCCTTGGGATGAAGCGGATGCGTCACCCATTGCTTGACCACATAGATCATACGGCCCCCGGAACGTTCGGGATCAGCTCATTGGTCGGCATCGCTTCAGGCGCGGCCATGGGCTGACCTTGAAGCTGAGCCTCGGGCCCTAGGCCAGCCTGAGCCATCATGGCGGCCGGGTCTTGCTCGGGCGCCTGCATCTGCTGCTGAAGGGCTGCGCAGTCGTCAATGAACCTGCGGAACAGGTCGAGCCGCTCCTCGGGCACGTTGTCGTTCTTAGCCTTCAGATAGGCCAGCTGTGCCATTTGCTGGGCCACAGTCAGGTTCATGTAAGGCTCGGGCGTCTGGTACTCGCCATCTTTCAAGATCCGGTAAATGATCTTCTTTACCATCTCGACCGGAGCGTTCTTGTAGCCCATGAAGGCCTCGAGATCCGGGAAGTCGAGCAGGTCGAGCGCATTCTCACGGTCAATAAACCCAGCTTGCACCAGCTCCTGAATCGTCTGGAGCCGCCCAGCAGGGGTGGCGGGCAGGATATTGGACGGGAAGCAGCGCATGACGTACTGGTCACGCTCGAGGTTCACGTCTTTCCAGCGCAGCTCCTCGATCGACTTACCGTCTTGGGCCTTGATTGCGTAATGCGGGTCGTCCTCGGCCAGCTCCTGCGTCATCTCAATCGTAATCTTGGCAGCCAAGAGCGCGCCGTCATCATATCGCTGCGAGAAGATCTGGAACCGCTCGGACTCAATGTCCTGGTACTCACGCAGAGCACGGCCAGAGTCGAGGCCTGCAGGCTTCTGGGCCGTGGCAGACAGCGCAGAGATGCCCACGATCTCAAACGCACGGTTATAGAGCGTGTTGGCGTGCTGATATGCCTCGGGCGGCATCGCCGGAGCCGTCGTAAACATCGGCGGCGCGCCATCATACGTGCCTACGTAGCCAATCTCGTTAGTCAGGTTCTTATTCGAGACCGATCCCGCCTGGAACCAGACGCGAGGCACACACATCAAGTGCTGCGCCTTCTGAATCGTGCGGAATAGCTTGTTCAGCTCGATCTGAATGCCCGTCAGCTCCTCGGCGATGCCGATGCCAAAGAAACCGGTGACCCGCTCAGTCCACCGGATGAACTCAAACGGGAAAAAGTCGCGCGTGTACTTCTCAGCAAACAGCGTGCAGCCATCAATGACGATGGCGTGCGCCCCGTCGTCAGCATCTGGGCCAGACTTCAGATGCCAGCTCTCTACGATGCGGATGATGTCCTTCGCGCCCGGGCTCGTCACGTTGGCCGAGAAGCCGGGCGCAGCTTCTTTAATCGCAGCCTCGTGCTTCGGGAACGCCTCTTTGAGCTTATCCCGGCTGACGTAGCGCACCTGGTGCAACGACTGCGGCTCGCCGTAAATGGCCTCAGCGTCGTCGATGATGATCTCATCGATCAGAGCGCGCTCGCAGTGAACCTGCCCGCCCTCTTTGTAAAACTTGATCGCGCCCGTGCCAAAGATCATGGCATCACGCGCAGCCTTACGCTTCGCAGCGTAGTACTCCATCGCAGCAAACGAGCCGTCGAGGAATTTGGTCAGGTCCTTAGCCCGCTCCTGCTGATCCCAGTTGCCGCCGTCAGTCAGGAAGATGGGCCTAGGCTTCGATTTAGCGAGCTTCGAGCAAGCCGTATCGATACAGGCCTTGACCACGTTGATCGAGATCCGAGCCGAGTTGAAGGGCTCAAAGACCGTCGGGTTATTGACGCCCGCATAAAAGCCCAAGACTTCCATGTTGTGATACAGGCGCGCGTGCCGCAGGTTTGCTGCCCTGCGATAGAGCTGCCGGCGCTCGATATCGCGCACGAGCGGGAACAGATGCTCGTGAATGGCCGACTCCTCAACCGTCCACCAGCGCGGCTCGAGGTTCTTGCCGCCTTTGGTCTGGTGATACTTATGGGTCGGGATCTCTTTATCCGACAGGTCGTGGCGAGCCATGATTAAGCCAGCTCCTTACGGTAGGCGTCGAGAATCGGCTCGTTCGCGGCGTCGATCTCAGTGATATCCCAGCCCTCGCCAGCCGTAGCGCCTGCTTCAACGCCGGGCTTGCCCTTCGTCTCAGCCAAGGCGCCAGGACCGCCGCGCTTGATGTAGAACCCACCACAGGAAAGCTCATCCACTCGGAATTCTTCTGCGAGTTGGAGCAGCTTTCGGACCGTATCAATCCGGAATGGATGCTTTTGTGCCATATACTGGGGGACAGATGTTAACCGGCGTGCTATAGCTGTCCCGCTGCGGCAGCGTGGATACTGACACGCGCATCGATTCTCGGGCAGATGCCGCGAGGGGTAGATGGCCGGGGAGGCGGGCTTTGGTTGCGCCCTCGAGTTGTGCTTGCCACAACCCGCAGCACCTTAAATCTCGTCTTCGTCGTCGAGATCCCAAGGCAATCGCGTGCGTGCGCGTTCAATCTTCTCGCTCTCGCGCTCTGCCCATTGCTCAACGGCAGCCTCGCTGTGAATGGGCGGCTTCACGACCTTTGGCCGCGATGCGTAGTTGTAGGCCCAGCGCCAGGCATACAGGGCTGAGTCAACCGCATGGTTATCGTACTCGGGATGCTCTTTCCGCTCCCTGCCGGGCTCACGGTCGTCCCAGATAAGCGATTGCCATTCCTCAACGAGCGCCTTAGCCGAGTCGCCCACGACCTTGATTGAGCCTTTACGCAGGTCTGAGTTCATCAACTCGATAAACCCGTTCTTGCCCTGCTTCTCTGCAGCTAGGACCGGCAGGCTGTAGCGTTGCTTGATCTCCTCAGCGACTTGCTTACCGCCGCCGCCTGCATCAATCACGACCGTGCACGGGCTATGGTCTTTGAGGTAGTAGCGGATGCGCTCGGCCACGTCCGACGCGATCATCTCAGTGCGCTTATAGGCATCCACGACATAGAGCGTCGGGTCATGCGGCCGGTACGCCATGAGCACAAAGGCTGAAGGGTCAGGACTATAGCCCAAGTCCACGCCCAGCACGTAGCGGTACTCGCCTTGGGGCAGCTCAGCCACCCAGTTCTTGAGCGGATCGTACTTGTAAACGAGCGCGTCCGTGTCAGCGACCCATTCGCCCAAGTACTCGCGCCGGTAGGTGGGGTTGGTCTCGTCCCAGCCGTTCGCTTCCATCACGCCTCGCACGAATGCGCGTGCGTCAGGCATGTAAGGATTATCAAAGAGCGACCAGCGATGGATGGAATAGCCTAAGCCGCCTGTCGTGATCTCGTGGAACTTGCCCTTGGGCAGAGGCCCAGGCGTCCCACCCACAGCCAAGCAACCCTCGGTGCCATAGTCAGCGAGTGCAGGCGTCAGAATGTCGTCGATCAGCTCGCCTAAGATGCTGTTACGAAACTTCTGCGCCTCATCGATTGCGGCAAA